ATTGCCCATACGCTGGGATACACTAACACAAAACTTATTGATCGTAAAGGTGCAGAGTGCTTGTTCCTTGAAAACAGTGAACGTATTGTGCTTGCATTTAGAGGCACAGAGCCAAAAGAGTTTAGTGATATCAAAGCAGACCTTAAAGCATGGAAACGTCCCAGTGACACAGAGGGAATGGTGCATGCTGGCTTTTATGATTACCTAGAGCGCATCTGGGATACTGTTGAGAACCATATTAACTATGGCAAACGTGAAGAAAAACAATTGTACATATGTGGACATAGTTTAGGTGGTGCAATGGCAACACTTGCTAGTAGTAGACTTAACGACAGAGTAGTTGCTTGCTATACATACGGAAGTCCTCGTGTAGGTGGGCGTGATTGGCTTGCAAAGCAGACGTTTGAAAATCACAGATATGTAAACAACAATGATGTTGTGCCTCGTGTTCCGTTTGCAATCATGGGATTTAGACACTATGGCGAACTACACTATATTAACTACTATGGAAATATGCGCAAACTTACACCTTGGCAAAAGTTCAAGGATAGTTGGCGTGGACGCTTTCGTGCTTGGGGTAAACTAGAACTATTTGATGGTGCTAGAGATCATAGCATGGATGCATACGAAAAGAAAATCGCCAAAAACTATTAATCACATCAAGCCTTTGACTAAATAAAAGTGTAGCAGAAATGCTACACTTGGCACATAAAAAAAGATTTAGGCAAACAAAGGCACATCAATGAAAATACCTAAAGACGCAACGGCTCAACTAGAACGATTACTTGGCAGATTCATAAGGCCCATACCAGACTCCCCCGAGTATCACTCAAGGCTTATCGAAGAACTAGAGATCATTCTCAAACTTCGTTTCGTCGACTATTTCCTAACAATTTGCGATGTACTAACGCTAACCAACGACATTACACATATGACTCGTGGTTCAGCAGGGTCTAGTCTCGTCTGTTACCTACTAGGTATTACAGACGTGGATCCCATAAGATGGCAAATACCGGTAGCACGTTTCCTAAATCCTTTAAGGGATGACTTACCAGATGTGGACATAGACTTTCCACACTGGCAACAGACGGCTGTTATGCAAAGAATATTTGATAAATGGCCCGGTAAAAGTGCTCGCATCAGCAACTATGTAACTTACAAAGAAAAGAGTGCAAAGCGTGAAGCAGCACGACGTTTAGGTGCATCTGGTAATCTCCCACGTGGCTTTAAGTATGAAGATTTAGACATCGACAAGGAAGAAGCAATGAGAATCGAACGTAAACTAATAGGCAAAAAAAGAGCAATATCAAAACACTGCGGAGGTATACTTGTATTCAAACACAAAGTACCTAAAAGTTTAATCAACGCAGACAATCAAATACTACTAGACAAACACGAAGTAGAGGATTTAGAACACCTCAAGATTGATATCCTTGCTAACAGAGGACTCAGTCAACTATTGGAGATTGACCCGGATACTCCACTAGAAGCATATCCGGAACAAGATTATGAAACAGAACAGTTGTTGCGCAGTGGCAACGTTATTGGGGTAACACAAGCAGAAAGCCCAGCAATGCGCAGACTGTTTCGTGCTATACAACCAAAGTCAAAAGCAGACTGTGTGTTTGCTACTGCACTTATTAGACCTGTTGCTACTACAGGCAGACAAAAAGCAAGTTTTTTTCAAGACTGGACTGAACAACGTCTTGAGGATACTATTGTTTATGAAGATGATGCTATCCGTAAAATAGCAAAACTTATCGACTGCGACATGTATGAAGCAGACATGTATCGTCGTGCGTTTGCAAAACGTGACGAAGAACGTGTAATGGAATTCATGGAGAAGATGGGAGAGAGTGAGAACAAGGAACAGATCATTAATGAACTTTATGGTTTGGGCAACTTTGGGTTATGCAGGGCACACGCTGTAAATCTTGGAAGGCTGATTTGGGCATTAGCGTATCAAAAAGCCCACAACCCAAAAGCATTTTGGGCGGCGGCACTGAAACACTGTCAAGGCAGTTGGCGCCGATGGGTACATAAAACAGAAGCAAAACTAAGTGGCTGGGACCTGCGTGACCTTGGCTTCCCTAATGGCATAACTGAAACACCACAGCAACAATACAAACGCTATGGCTATTGGACACAGCCAGAGTTTATGCCCAATATGTTTGTGCAAGAGACCTGGGGCAACAGAGTAAACTTTGCAGGACTAGTTGCTAATGGTCGTGTGTTTAAAGGTGAAAGCGGAAAGTATGTTACGTTTGTTACTGTAGGTATTGCAAATGGTGAATATGTTGATGTAACCATTAAAAAGCCATTTAGTTACAGAGACCATGACGTTATCACAGGCAGTGGTAAAATACGTTGGAACAACGGTAGTGCATATATTGACTGTTGGGACGCACAAGGTCATAGACTAGACCGTTATCTTAACTAAGTCCATGTTGCATGTAAACTGTAACGATTGTAATCTGCAGGCACAACTCCGTGCAACCAATGTGTAAGACCAACAGTATTATCAGCAACATATCCACTTCCTGGCGCAGTATCTGTCCAAGTGTTGCTCATATAATCCTGTGTTGATTCAAACACAGTGCTTAGATAAGACAAGTTTTGAATATACATTTGCAAACTTGCATTAAACATAGGATTATCTGTATGCGGACCTATTGCATAGTTTTCTGTGTCTTTCCACAAATCTAAACCATTGAATGTTAACTGCTTGTTGAATAACTTTGACAAATCATCAGTTACATTTTCCAACACCATATGCGAAACTTCAAGCACGGTATCATGTTCAAAACATATTTTTTGCCTGTACTTAATAGTTTCACCATGGGGGTCCAATGCCGGCTGCCAGTCAGCTGATTCACAGTAGTCTAGCAACTCTGCTAGCAACTGTTGTGGAAATAGTTTTTGAAAAACCTGCACAGTGCCTTTACAACTAGGTAATGCATTTATAACTGTAGTTGCATGCGCAGTTCCTCGTTCAATAAGTTGAAAATCTAACATTGTCTATCCAAATCATTTGTTAAGCAATGTATCCCACTGTCCCAGAACATTTGATGTCTAAACGGAGATACATGTGCAGTTATTCCATGCTGTTCTAGTACACGGAAAACTTGTTCATCGTAGTTACTCGTCACTACATTAGCGGGATCTACTATTAACATGTTTACATCGAAGTATGATTCTTGTATGTCTCCTAGCCAATGCTTGAGATAACTTTCAATGTACTGATCAAACTCAGTGTGTTGTAGATCAGTTGGTAACCACCATTGACCTATTTTGTTTTTTGCTGTTTTAAACTGTTTGTTTATACTATTAGTTAGTGTGTATATTTCAGTGTGTTTACTATCAAAATAATTTTCCATACCAGGCGATACAAATGCTAGTTCTGGACTAACACAACAAACACTACCATCTAAGTGTCCTTGTGTATCTAGTAGTTTTACAGTTTTATTGGGAAACTGCTGGGTTAAGTATTCGCTTATATGTGCATGCTGACTTATCCAGTTGCCGCATAGCAGTGTATCACCCAGTCGTTGCACCATTGCAGTATCTACGTCTTGGTTAAGCACTATATGTTCATAGTCATTGGGCAACGCTGTCATCCAACTATGGTCATAGTTGTACAATGATTCTACGCTGTGTCCGTCATATTCTGTAATACCTTGGGGAGGATCTTTGGGCCAGTCTGCTCCTTGCATCTGTCTCCATACACCCAGTGCATCCGGCGTAGGCATAAACAGTGTTGTGTCTATAACACCAAAATGATCTCTAGGTGTTAGCGGCGCTGGTAGTATTTTTGAGCCATACCGCACTTGATCTACGTTTGTAGCAACGCTAGGTCGTGTTACTGCTACATCAAAACTTTCTAGCAATCGTTGCAGTGCAAGTAAATCTTCACAAGTTTGTTGTGCAATAGTTTCTAAGTTAGATCTTATATCTGCGTGGTCAATAAAACTATAGAACTCTGGAGGGTAAGCACTGCCCACAACACATGCTTGTAGTTTGTTCCAGTGAGCGTTAACCTGCATGCTTTACCAGGAGATCTGTGATACACTCCAGTCCATGATTGCTTGGATTTACACAATGAACAAACTTGGTTTGTGTAAGATCCAGTTGTGTACATATGTCTTGATTAAGATCACCATAAGTGTTCCATGCATAGTCTCTGTCTAGATTTTGCATGTGGTACATACCACAACTGAATATGTTTGTGTTTATATCATGTTTATAATAATGATTAAGTATTGTAATGCTATCCATAGTACGCTGTCGACTCCAGCGCAATCCAACTCTGTTCCAGTTAAGATTAAGTTTACTCATACTAATAGCAAAACTTTTTATACAAGGATGTGATAGATCAATCCCAATATCCCGTGCCATAACGATCCAGGCTAGATCCAAGTGTAAATCAATGTTACGAGCTTCAGCAACGCTTAATAGATCCTGCCACTCGTTGCGTACTCCACCTGTATGAAAGTCTGGTATTGTTACTATCATTGGTTTATTGGCTTCAAGTTCTTCTAGTTCAACACCGTGTTTGCCCATTAGTTTGTAGTAAGCATATTCCCTAGGTAGAATTTGAAATCCTTGCCAGCCATATTTTAGAACAAAACTTTCAATATAGTGAGTGTTTCCGCATGTAACATCTACCCAAGGAAAATGTTCTACACCTTGCAAATCAACTAACTTACTATTCAAGAACCATTCTTGTGCAACTGCAATATAGTCTTTCCAACCACACTCAGGATGTGTTTGTTCGAACCATGCTTGTTTAAGCCTATTACTTGTAGCGTCGGCTATGGTGGTTATTCGAGGCTTTACTAAACTTCTATCGTACATGATCCATTACAAACTCATAAAAAGGACTGGTAAAATCTAATCGCCATACGCAGTTATGTGATAGTTCACATTGTCCTAACACAGTTTCCTCTAGAACCACGCCCTCTGCACGTTGTTGTGTTGCCCAAGGTTCGGGATATTCAGGAGTATTTGTACTATCAGTATAAAGTATATCTTGAATATTAATCCCATCTACTGTTATACTTTTTATTAAAACACTTTGTTCTGGTGTTTTATTTGTTTTTCCACTATGTACTATTCGTAGTTCATGCTTGCCAAACTCTAGTGTTGCTGAAAACTTAGGCTGTGTATACAGTGTATTGTCAATATAAATGTCTAGTACAGGATCGCCTTGTACATCTAACTGTATATCGAACTCTATAGTTTCATTCACTTTTCAGTCCAGCAAGCATGTCTTTAAGTTTACTGCTTTGTACACTTGCAGTAATCTTGCCTGCTTCCTCATCTGGTGCAGTAACCACACCGCCGCTGTCTTTGTTTTTAAGTTGATCATAGATACTGCTACTCTGTTTCTTAAACTGTTGATATTCTTCATCCTCGCCCAAGTCTCGGATGCGCAGACTTTCAACATCAAACTCCAAGTCAATCTTTTGACCAACGCCACTACTACTTCTAGTTTTCATTAACTGTAGTTGATAGCGTCCACGTTCTTTCATTGCACGACTTGTAAAGATACCAAACACATTATCTGCTGTGTTGATCTTACTCAAACCACCTGCAATGTGCGAATGATCAAACTCGATCTCCTCCACTGCACCTCGGTTTAACTGCGATGCTGTTACAAACACACAGTTAAGCTCTTTAGCCAAGTTACGCAGTTCTTCTGATACATACTTGTCTTTAACAAACAAATCATTTGGACTGACCTTTGCACTCACAGGCATAATCAAGTCCAAGTAGTCAATAAGCAAGAAATCAATCTTCCAACCATTTTTAATCTGTAGTTCTTTCAAGTATGCACGAATATCATTTACGTTACTCTGTGCTGGCATGTATTTGATCTGCAAGTTACCGGCTTTTTTGCCTGCCATTTTGACTTTCATTTCGACAGTGTCGAGGTCTTTAAACACCTCCTTTGTCGACACATTTGTCATCATGCTGTCAATACGCATAGCACTAAGTCCTTCGCTAAGTTCCAGACTCAAATACACGCCATTCAGTCCTGTTGTAACCCAGTTAACTGCTAGGTTCTGCATGAACAAACTTTTACCTGACCCTGATCCACCTGCAAAAATATTGAGTTCGCCTTTGTTCATGCCTCCGAACAGTTTCCTGTCAACAGCGGGCCATCCTGTACTAATCTGCCCGTTGTTGTCTTTGAGTGCCATCAATCTTGCTCTGGGATCCTCAAAATAGTTTGTACCCATGTCTTTTGTTAAACTAATCTGCACAGCATCTTTGATTAGTTTTTCTACAGGATCATATGTGCCTTTTTCCAACAAGTCTGCCGCCTTGAGAATAGCACGTTCTAGTTCTTGCCGCTTGGTGAATCCTTCAAACTCTGCAAGAAACCAATCATTGTGACTTTCGGTAATGTCCGGAACGGGCTTTAGTTCAACACCCGTAACTGCCTGCACTTGTTCATATGTAGGCAATGCACCATGCTCATCGCTGTGTGTCTTGATAAACTCTGCCGCATCTTTAAGACTGCGATCAAAGTTCTCTGTATTGTAAATGTTTTGAATACGCACATAGTTTTGTGCATCATTCATCATCATTTCCAAAAACAGTTTTTGTAAGTCTGGTGTGTATTCTTTTGTCATTCACATTTTCCACAGTTGTAAACGCAATAGTCATAGCGTTGATTATGTATTGTAGCATAAAATGCATCGAAATGTCTACATTGTTCTGACAATGTACTTGTAGTTATATCATGCTGTTGTCTGTTTTTCCACCACTCACTTTTATAATACCATACATGACTTGTCATCATACAGCAAGGACTATAGTAGCCCTGGGCAGAGATATAATGTTGTTTTTGGTTTTTACAAACCGGATCAATGTCCAAGTCTCTGCGATTTTCTAACTTGTATTGCATTTTTACTTCACTGTCTTGATGTACCTGACTAGGACGTAATGGATCGTTTTCAATCCATCTACTGCTAAGGTCAACTACAAACCTATCTACACCAAGTTCTTTACTAAGTTGTTGCGCTGCATCTATATCATTTTCATTATATGCAAAAGGAATAAATCTCCAAGTAGTGCGGGCTGGACCAGAGACACATGCATCAATTCCTGTTTTTACACTAGTCCAGTCGGCATTTATTCTATACTGCATAAAGTTGTGAGGCAATCCATCTATGCTAAACTTTATTCTATCTGTAGAGCGTAGTATTTTATTAAGTGCATCCCACCACTTTGCAGACTTTCCACTTCCGTTGGTTGTGATGCAAACATCTTTGGTCTTTGTCTGTAGCATTTGTACAAGTTCTATAAACTTAGCATGGTAAATAGGATCGCCTAGATTGCCGCATAGATTTATATCATCTAGTTTTAAATCTATGAACTTATCTAACGCATCAATGTTAATATCTCCTATAGGCAAAAACCTACGACCTTTTGCTAGAAGTTCAGTTCTTTCACAACGCGGGCAAGCAAGTCTGCATCTACTTGTAGGTTCAATGTGTAAACTAGATATCATAATATTTGGTTATGTCTTTGCTGTTAGGAAAATTATCTAGATCATAACACAACAACTCAGTACCTTGTTCACGAATATAATGTTGTATCATTGCTTCTAACCGCAAGTCTCCTCCGAGGTCTACAACGTGTTCTTCCGTGCCTTGTATAGTTGTTTTGTATTTTGAGAAGCGATCCCATTTATCCCATATTAAAGTTTGATTGGTACTCCAATCTTCGCAAAGTTCGTCGAAAAGAACTTGATCCCTAATAGATCCTTTGCACAGTTTGATGACCGTTCTTATACATCCTCTAAGATCAGTAAATATGTCCATTGTATCAATATGGTAAAATCCTAGTCTGCTTGCTTGCAGTATATTGTCTAGCATTTCTTTAGTCCACCATTCCATAAGACTAAGACTGAGATGTTCTCTATGTTCCCATTGTGTGTCATTGGCAGGAGCAGGGTAACTTTCTTTTAGCTCTGCAGGTGCTTTAAGTTGAGTTATCTGTGCAAAATCTATACTATCTTTGCTAGGACCTATATACAACAAAACATCATCTTTTTTACACAAGTTATTTTTTATATAATCCATAACCTCTGTGCCTTTATAGTCAATCATAGGTACTATAGGAGTAAAAATATTAACAGGTGCTGTTTTATACTTTTGTGCAAATAGTTGATCTTTAGACGCCGGATGCCATTGTTTGATTAGCCAATGACTGGATTGTGCATCTGGTATATCCCATATTTCTGGCAAATCCATTACTTCTCTGTATCTAGGAGGAAGACAGTCCAGGTCACTACAATGTCTTATTACTTTTTCTACAGTAGTAGCACCGCTACCAGGCACAAATACAAGCCAAATATTCACCAGCGTTTCCTTCTCAAGTTTATCTTAAGACTGCTAGTTTCTTTTGCATCTAGTATACTTTTTAACACAAATAGTTTGCCATAACGAACCACAGCATCATTGACATCTTTTACGTCATTTTCCCACTCAGGAAAACTTACACTCCAGCCATACTCTAGTGCATCATCAATAAGACGTTGACCTGCACGATCACGGTCTGGCACAAGTATAGTTTCTCTAGCCAACGTATCTATGATCTGTGCTTGTGTTTCACTGGCATTATTGCTTAGTATGCCAACACCGCCAATACACATTGCATCCAGTATGCCTTCTGTTACAACAACAAACTTTGCATTGGGCAACTGATCATCCATGCCATACACATAGCCTCCATCATAACTGTTGTGATACTTTGGCTTGCTGTTTTCATCTGTTGTTCTCGCAGTGTATCCAATGAGTTTGTTTTCATAGGTGCAAGGAATAATAAAACGCTTCCACATACCTGCAGGTTTTGTATTACTGTAAAACAGTTTGGTGCTGTCTATTCCTCTTAGAGCAACATAGTCTTGCACTGCTTGCGGCGCACGATCAAGTGTAACACTATTTTCTGGCAGTGGTCTAGGCTTAAACTCTACAGTAAACTCTTCGTCAAGTTCTTGTTCTATTACCACTGTGTCTTTAATACGCAGTGCTTCAATGTTAAGCATACTGCGAGTGTTTTCATCCACTCCTAACCACGTTAGTAGTTTGCGCATTTTAAAACTAATATGTCTGCCTGGTTGCCAGCCTGTTTTAAAGTTACAGTTAAAACAGTGATAACTTATTGCTTCGCCATTAGCAATAACGCCGCCTCTGCTACGCTTGTCCATGCTTTCGCCATTGTGATGACAGCATACGGCATTAAACGAAATCCACCCATTGGTGGTACGCTTAGTCTTGCCAGGCAAGGCATCAATAACTGCTTGTTGTATACTATTCATCTTTTATATTATATGTTCTTTTGCGAAAAGATGCAACCGTTTTGTGAACCATTCGTGACCCTGCTCGTTAGGGTGTCCACCACTAGCAAAATGTTCAGATTGCAGTACACTTTGCATTGTGGCGCCATCAAGGAAATAGTTAGGATATTGTGTTGGTGTGTGTTTGCCTATAGCATTGAACTGTAGTATCGGAAGGTCATGGTATTTGCAAACTGCATTTACATTAAGTTTTGCGGCGTCTGTCCAATATTGATGATCAACATTGCTTTTCAACCAATCACTGCGACTGTGTAAAAACTTTTGATCATTTCTAACCTGCCCATTGTGTGTCCAAGTTTCATCTAGCCAACTGAATCTACAAGACTCTGTCCAAGCAACGCAGATTATAATCTGTTCAGCAGGGTTCCAAGTGTTATTGATATAATCTGCTACTTGATATTGTATAGCATAGTTACTGTTTGCAGGTTGTGCAAGGTTATCATAATGAAAGTCTAATCGTTCTGCCAGGCGACCTAGCCAAACATTGTGTTCTCTATAACGAATGTTTGCGTGATGAGACTCAGATCCTAGATCCGGATCTACTAGTTCACTGCCATAGGTAAAACTACAGCCAAATCCTACTAGTTTCACGGTCTATATAATACTTGACTCAATGTTCCTGTAGTAGTCGAGCGTACAAAACGCACTGCACTGTATACGCCGGTAAAGTTGATGTAGTCATTGTCGGTTTGTGCAGTGTATGTTTCTGTTGCTATAGTTGTAAAATCAGCGTTTTGAATACTATTACTTGGATTGATTGAGCCCTGTATCTCCAGGGTGCCTGTAAACGCACTACTAAAATATACTTGTGCAGTGTGTTGCGCTGTGTTGCGATTAATATATGGTGTTATTGCTATGTTACTGCCTGTGTCTCCACCTGCAAAATCTTCCGTTGTGCTATCCTTAAATGCAGGATAAACACCTTCAACTATTTCTAATACACCATTTGCACCGTAGTTGTCATCAGCATATCCAATACTAGTTCTGCCTTCTGGATCTGTAACCTTAAGTGCATAACTATAGTGTTTAGCATCTAAGTTTAGTAGATCACTTTCACTTATCAGTGCTTCCCATACTCCGCGTCTTGCATCTATACTAGTAAGCGCACGTTCAATATAAGCAACACTGTTTTCTTTGTCAATGACAACAATGTTTGCTGTATGGTCAGTCATACTAACACGTTTTTGATCTCGATTCTTGAACTCGATTCGAACATAGTTGTCTATACCTCTATAGACTTTAATATTAGGTGTATAAAACATACTCATCTGATTAGAAACTCCAGTATCAGTTACAACCGCAGTGTGTCTTTGTGCATATAAATATCCAGTAGTAACAGTCATACTGTATTTATAAAAGGAACCTATGCCTAAACTCGCAGACGAAATATTTGAAAAATATCCATTTTTAAGTTTGGTAACCTATGGCGGTCAAGAGTATGTAGGCATTGTGCAGAATCAAGACGATACTGTGTTAAGCATGTATGACTATAGCAAGATTCCAGACGGATACAAAGCAAGTTTTTTAGAACTTGGCGAAGTTTGGTGGTGGGAAAGTAATCGCACCATTCCTATCAACTTGTTCTTAAAAGCAGACTTTGCTGTCTTTACACCCACACTTATTACATTTAACATTAAAGATACAGAAGTAATCAAAGGACCTAGTGTTAGTATTGCCGAGCTTGCAAAAAAACGCAGTAAAAGACGTAACATACAGTTGGTTCGAAAGGTTAAGTAATGGAACTCTTTCTTGCATTAATGATCAAGCATTATATTGCTGATCTAGGAATGCAACAGAGTATTCCAGGTTCGCCCAAGCACAAATGGTTAAGTGGACACCTGCACTACTTTCATCATGGTGTGACTGCGCTGCTTGCTTGTAGTTTTTTTGTAAGTTTGCCTATAGCACTAGCAATAGCAGTTATAGATTATGTTGCACATTGGCATATAGATTTTGCAAAACACCATTTAAATAGAGCTATTGATGCAAAACCTAGAACTCCTGCTTGGTGGTGGACTATGGTGTTAGATCAGATTGTGCATACTTTGTTTTACTACAGTGTTGCTGTATACATCAGTGGATTGTAGTGCCACTCGGCGGCAAATTCTCAATATCAAAATCAAAATCATCCACTAGATTGTCTTTAACATGATCCAGCATCATTGTAATCTGTTCATCATCTAGAATCATTTTATACAAGATAACACTGTGCTTCATTAGCATAGTAGCCATATATAAAAAATCTTCATCGTCTTGCAAATCACTTTCAATATGTTTAAGCAATCTGTCTTGTATATCAGACAATCTTTGTAAATCTTTATCCATGTTAATCCCATAGGCTTTCGTAGTACTTACCAAAGAGTCTAAACCCATTTGAGATACGATTTTGTTCTTCTTCTAGTGCGCTGCGATCATCTAAACGCATATACACATCGTCCTTGTTTGCTTTACAATCAAATGCGTATATCATTTCGTCTAGTATCCAATCCCAACGTGCAAAAAAGCAAGGATCTGTTTCACCTGTTTTATTGTAATGATCTTCTTGTTCTTTAGTGGGCCACAAATGCCTAGGAACATCAACGAAGTCAGTTTTAGGGGCGCCATGTTTAGTGTCTTTTAGTTGTACTAGCATAGGCAGGATAATAGGAGCAAGTGTGTGATCCATGCTCCATGTATCATACTCGTCTATGTGTATTGACATTTCTTGTGCTTCGCCGTCATCTGTGAACGGTCCTATTGAAACTTTCATTCTTGTTCCTCTAGTATATTCATATGCACTGCTACCAGTTGTGCATACGCAACACTGTGGCTTTTCTTAAAACTGTAACTGTCTTGCCCTGCTTTATCCCAGATTGTTTGAGCAACTTCTGCCCACGGCAGACCAATCAAGTGCCGCTTTGCAGGGCGGATCACAGCAAGAAACATTGACATGCGTGGTATACTATTTACAGGTTCTGGCATCTTAAGCATTGTATCGTAGTGCTTGCCAACGTGTATAAGTTTTTCAAAAAACTCACGTTCTTGCAAACGATACCAGTGAGGTTCTCGCATAAGTTCTACTAAATGTAGTTCATTACTGATACGTTCATATACACCTACATTTAGCAAGTCCAGTTTAAAGTATCCTAGTTGCTCTGCCGCCTTGTGATCCAGTGTAGCGAGTCCATCATGTGCCATTGGGATGTCTGTAAAGTAAACACCAGTGTTGTGTTTGTTACCATTTTCAAGTCTAGCGCCAATACCCGACACATGTTTTAGTAACTGTGTACGATCACCGAAGTCAATGTCTACATCTGGCATGTCTCTCATAGCCCTGCTTCCTTTAGTATGTGTTTTACCCATTCTGTGTCTGCAAAATAATCTACAAACTTACGCTTCCAGTAGTCCGGATCGATGTACGGAAAAATCATTTCGACTTGTTCACTGCTTAGTTTGTTCAACGCACTTTGTCCACTGTCACAGTTAAACACCACCCATGCACTGATACGTCCTGTTGTAATATGTTGCACAAGTAGGTTACTGTTCACATAGTTAAAATAATGATTGAATACACTTTCTTTTTCTTCAGCCCAGTCTTCCATGGTTTTTATACTGCGCTCCAGTGCATCCTGCACTGCTTCTTTGCGCAAATGATCAAACAAGTATTCTTGATAGACAGCATCCTTACACCAGTAATCCAGTTTCTTATTGCTTTTAATCACCCAGTCAATAAACTTAGCAGTGTTGATTGCACGAATAGCAACCATGTGTCTACCAAACTTTACAAATGCATTGTAATAAGGACTAGTACTAAAGTCTGCATATGTTTTAAACTTAGCACTGCCTTGAGTCATTTCATAAAAACGCAAGTATGCAGTCATAGCAAGTTTTACACCTGCTTCATTCTCTTGCATGGCTCTGCGCTTTGGCTCACACAGGTGTGCCACAAGGGTACTTTCCTTGCGATAGCCTTTGCCACAATACTTACATTTAAAATCGGTTTCTTGCATACTGTAGTTTATTATAGCATCTCTGATAACTGATGTAAAGTTATCCATTTATTTTATCCTGCCAGCGATTATAATATTCTAGTGTAAATGTTCGGTCAAAGTCTTTCATTTTAAACATTGTATAAAACATGCTGATATCATTAAGTAGACTTGCAATGTTACCGTAGTTTTCTACATCAAAAATATAGTCACTGTGTATATTTAAATCTTTCACAGGATTGTATATATCTCTACGCATGGTGCCGCAGTTAACGAGATTTATCGTAGTAGCACGAGGAAAAGCACGACACAGTTGCAGATAGTTTTCTTCTGTATGCGTAGTTTGGAAAAAGTATTTGTCACCGTAACTTATATCAACAACTTGGTCAAACTCAAACTCTATTTCGTGTATTGCTTCTGCTAGCAGACCATCTATGTTATATTCAAACTGTTTAAAGCAACCTAAGTCTAAATCGTTCCAAGTGCCAGCAGGCGTAGCATCTAGTCTATCAAATATAAGTTGTTTCTTTTCTGTGCTTGATAGACTGTAAAGTTCCCAATCTTGCAAACAAGCACTGTTACTAACACCTAAACTGTTTATGAGAAACTTGCCGCCGGCACCTGTAGGGTAAGCAACAACGACAAGTTTATCTGTATTATAGTTAAACTTCTCCATGCAGTTTTTTAATCTCTTTAATGTCTGCGTCTGTGTATAAGTTTACTAGTATTTCTAGTTCATCTAACTTTGCAGCTGGATGTAGTTGTTCTATATATTTGCGATTTTTGTCTTTGGAGTTTTTACTTTTCTTTTTGTGTCCAACCCATTGATGAAACTGTGTACCCATACCAGGCGATACTGTGCATAGCAGTTGCCATACAAGTTTTGGATGCTTTGCTAGTTCAAAGTAAGTGCAGTTTACACGCTGATTGCCAGCCATCAAATAGTATGCAGCTAAGTCTGGATTGCCTTTTACTAAACTTACATAACGATTAAGCAAAAAGGGTGCTACTTGCTTCTTGTGCTCATCAGTAAGGCGATCATAGAAGTCATAGTCTTTTTTATCAATAGCTGCAAGCACTGTGTTTAGTGGCAGTTTTTCACTCAAAGCGAACTCCATTTGTTTTTATAACATCACTAAATGATAACACAAACATTTGTGCATCGTCAAGTTTCTCAAACTCTATCCAGCCCATGTTTTCTGCTTCCTCATATCTAAACTCTACTTCACGGTTGTCAAAATATTTTTGTATACGCTGTGTAAGTTCAGTCTTAGCACCCTGTTTGCTGATGTCATCGATGCTTAGATATGTGTTAAAACCAAATCGTCTATAATCATGACGCAGTATTTTACCATGCTCTATCAACGTGAACAATCTCATTTTGTTTGTTGATTTCTTTTGCACAGTACACGCACTTGGGATTTTCCACATCAGCCTCAATCGGAATGGCGAGGATTTGTCCTTGTTTGAGTTTAGGAAAGAACCACTTAACATCGCTGTAAATATCCACTATGTTTACAGGTTCGTACTCGTGTCTAAAGTCTCCCAGAGGATTGAAAACAAATGCATCAAACCCTCTGTCATTTAGACTGCTGAAGTTCAGCATTTCGAGGTCACCTACTTCTTTATCACCAATAAGTATCTTCCAATCCACAGGCATGCGTATCCTGTTGCCACCAATGTCTAACACTACTGCTGGACTGTTAAAACTTTCAAGAAAGATCAGCGGGATAAAAAAGTAATCTGGATCGTTAGGATTGCTGTTATCCAGTATTGCGAAACGTAAATCTTCTACCTCGTCGGGTATATCATTCATTTCGTATGCACGGTTTTCAAGTGTTAATATTCTCATGTTAGTTCCAGTCTGCTTTTTCTACCGTAAACGGGTAGTTTGCTTCTTTATAGAAGGCTTTACGTTTGGTGAGGTGTCTTTTAGCGTATTTTGCTGTACTGGTTATGTCCCAGATTTGTACGAAGTCTTTGTCTTCCGCTTTACGAATACCACGCCCAATACTTTGAATAACGCGAACAAAACTTTTACCAGGCTCAACAAGCACAAGATTAAAGATTCGCGGAATATTAATGCCAACAGCTGCCACACCGTAAGTCGCGATAATGACCTTTCCTGTAGCAGTTGATACCTCGTCATATTCCGTTTTTCTGTCTGCACCTTTTGTACTTCCTGATACGAAAACACTGTCTGGTATACGACTTGCTAGTTCATTGCCTGCTGCAATTCTGTCAACTAGTATAAGTGTATTACCTGTGTCTTTGATACTATCGCATAGTCCTGCAATGTAATCAAGTCTACCTGCATCTTCTAGTAAGTATTTAAGTTCACTTTGATAGTTTGTATGCACAACTGTATCAATCATTTGTACTACATTAACATGACACTGCGCAAGCACACCTTTGTCTTGTAGTTCTTTTGCACTGATTTGATTGATAACAGGACCAATACTACACACAATACCCACGCTTTCAAACTTTTCTTTAGGCACTGTGCCTGTTAGTCCCCAACGTATGGGTATATGGCTCATTACGCCCGTTAGCAGGGCCGTTAGTGCGTCTGCTTTAGCCATATGCACTTCGTCCACCATAATACACACTACA